AATGGTAGCGCCCGCGCTTGGCACGCCAGCAAGCGGTGTTTTGACCAACTGCACAGGCTTGCCTGTTGCGACTGGCGTTTCTGGTTTGGCTGCAAATGTGGCGACATTCTTGACAACCCCATCAAGCGCAAACTTGGCGGCAGCACTCACAGATGAGACAGGCACGGGCGCAAATGTATTTGCCAACACGCCGACATTGGTGACACCAATTCTTGGTACGCCGACCTCTGGAGTGCTTACCTCATGCACTGGGTTGCCGCTTACGACTGGCGTGACTGGTGCTTTACCAGTTGCAAATGGCGGCACTGGTGCATCCGGTGCAGTGCAGGCATTGAGTGGCCCCGGCGCAGTAAATATCACCAGCCTTGCCACCGCGTTTACGTCAACCGCTGCGGGTAATGCACTGACGCTTGCAGATGGTGCTCAAGGACAGATCAAGACAGTTATTTATGTTGCAGAAGCCGCTGGTGGCGATACGGGTGTTTTGACTCCGACCAATCTTGGCAGTGCAACCACAATCACATTTAATGCTATTGGCGATTCGGTGACTCTCCAGTTTGCTGGTACTGACTGGTGGGTCGTTGGATTGCGCGGCGCGGCAGTCGCTTAATGAAAACACCGATTCTTGGATCAGCCTATGTTGCCCGCAGTATCAACGCTGCGGATAACCGCATGGTCAATCTGTTCCCAGAAGTCATTCCAGAAGGCGGCAAAGAGGCGGCGTTTCTTAACCGCGCTCCGGGTTTAAACTTTCTTCAGACTGTAGGCACCGGCCCAATTCGAGGCCTGTGGGCGCATCAGACTAACGGCAGCGATTTTTTTGTTGTCTCTGGCAATGGGTTCTATAAGCTGACCGGCTTAAACGCAACGCCCACATTGCTGGGCGCCGTGGCTGGCACCGGCCCCGTGTCCATTGCAGATAACGGCACGCAATTGTTTATTGCGGCCAATGGGCCAAGTTACATCTACAACGAAGTCACCAACGTATTTGCCCAGATCACCGACCCCGACTTTGCCGGTGCGGTGACGGTGGCGTACCTTGACGGCTACTTTGTCTTTAACCAGCCCAACAGCCAGATCATCTGGGTGTCGCAACTGCTGGACGGCACATCCGTTGACCCGCTGGACTTTGCAAGCGCTGAGGGCTCTCCAGACGGCGTGGTGGGCCTTATCGCTGACCACCGCGAACTGTGGGTGTTCGGCACTGATTCGGTTGAGGTTTGGTACAACTCTGGTGCGGCTGATTTTCCTTTAACGCGCATTCAAGGCGCGTTTAACGAGATTGGTTGCGTGTCTGCGTACACCATCGCCAAGATGGACAACGGCCTGTTCTGGCTGGGCACAGACGCCCGTGGGCAAGGCATCGTCTACCGCGCCAATGGCTACACTGGCGTTCGCATTTCCACCCATGCAATAGAGTACGCCATAGCCCAATACGGCAATATCTCGGACGCCATTGCCTACACCTACCAACAAGAAGGCCACGCTTTTTATGTGCTGACCTTCCCCAGCGGCAACGCCACGTGGGTGTATGACGTAGCCACGCAAGCCTGGCACGAACGTGCTGGCCTTAGCAACGGCGAATTTATGCGGCATCGCAGCAATTGCCAGTGCAACTTTGGCGGCAACATTATCGTCGGCGACTTTGAGAACGGCAACATTTACACCTTTGACTTGGATGTGTACGCTGACAACGGCGGTATCCAAAAGTGGCTGCGGTCATGGCGGGCGCTGCCCACCGGCCAGAACAACCTCAAGCGCACCGCGCAGCACAGCTTGCAATTAGACTGCGAAACTGGCGTTGGCTTAAATTTGTACCCTGCCTATGACAGTGAAAATATTGACACCGAGTCAGGGCTAGACCTTGTAGCCGAATACGTGCAGACGTTTTTGGCTACTCAATCAGGCGACACCCTGACCACCGAGGCAGGCGATGGTTTTGAGCCGCTTGGGCAGTACGAGCTGTCAGATGAAGACATTAGCGGCTACAACTTGGTAACCAACTCTTATCTTGCCGCGCCAGGCTACAACCCTCAAGTCATGTTGCGCTGGTCGGATGACGGCGGTCACACATATTCAAACGAACACTGGGCATCCATTGGCAAAATCGGCGCGTATGGGCACAGGACTTTTTGGCGTAGGCTGGGCATGACCTTAAAGCTGCGCGATAGGGTCTATGAACTTTCTGGCACTGATCCGGTAAAAATTGCCATCGTGGGTGCGGAATTGATCATAAGCCCGACCAATGCCTAACCTTAATACCCAGATCACGCCGCCTCGCGTGCCGCTTACTGATGAGCGCACGGGGGCGGTTTCGCGTGAGTGGTATCGCTGGTTTTACAACATTTACAACATTACTGGTGGGGCGCTTGGCATCACGCCGGTTATCAATGGCGGCACAGGTTTAGGTACTATCCCTACAAACGGCCAATTGCTGATTGGCAATGGCACAGGGTACACCCTTAACACGCTTGGTTTTGGTGCTGGCATCTCAGTCACCAATGGGGTTGGCACTGTTACGGTAGCCAACACGGGCGTTTTGTCGTTTTCAGGTGGCACTACTGGCCTGACCCCTGCAACGGCCACCACGGGCGCTGTGGTACTGGCTGGTAGGCTAGCTATTGCCAATGGCGGCACAAACGCTACGGCTACGCCAACGGCTGGCGCTGTGGCCTACGGCACGGGCACGGCTTATGCCTTTACCTTGGCTGGTACGGCGGGTCAGATACTGACCAGCGCTGGTACGGGGTCGCCCACATGGACAACGCCAGTGGTCAACACGGTGTCTGCGCCGGTCACCAAGACGGCTAACTTTACCGTGGCTGTTGGCGAAGCCTGGCTGATCAACAACAAGTCAGGCTCGACCTGTACGGTCACCCTGCCCACCGCATCTGCATGGGTTGGGCGGCAGTTGATTTTTAAGAACATGCAGGCGCAGCTTTTGGTGTCGGCGTCCAGCAATGTCGTGCCGCTTGACAGCACTTCGGCTGGAACGGCAATCCTTTTGGATGTTGTGGGAAATTGGGCGACAATGGTGTCAGACGGCACAAACTGGGTCATCATGCAAGCTGCGGCCAACAACAACCTGCTTTTGGAATAATCTGATGCAATTAGCTTGCGGTCAAGAATTTAACCTTGCGGAAGTTACGCCGGACAAGGTGTTGGCGTTGCAAGATGAATTGCTTAAAATGCCGCAAGCCGACATTATTACAGAGCATACGTTTTTGCCCAAGGTTTACGAGCGCAAGATTACGATCCCGCCTTGGGTTGTGTTGACGGGCGCGGAGCACAAAACACCCTATCGCGTTCGGCTAGAAAAAGGCACAATTGCGGTAAATACAGAAGACGGCGTAAAAGTGCTCACCGGCCCCTGCGAATTTGACGCTGCCGCCGGTATGCAGCGGGCGGGGCGGGTGTTTGAAGACGAAGTGGTGTGGGTTGATGTTTACGACAATCCAGACGACTGCACCGACATCGCTACGCTAGAAGACCGTTTGTATGTGGTGCCTGAGTGCGGGCTTGGCGATAGTCGGACAGAAGCACAGAAAGCAAAAATTGATTACGGCGCTTTTTTGCATCAGCTTGGCATGACACAATCGGAATTAGACGCTATTGTTCACATTGATTCAGATTTAATGGATATGCCAGAAGGCGTTGCAGTAGAACTGCGCAGTTCGCCAATTCACGGTAAAGGTTTATTTGCGACTTGTGATTTTGATGCGGGCGACATTGTGTGCCCAGGTCGGCTTGATGGCAAACGCACACCAGGCGGTCGATTTATTAACCACTCGTTAAATTGCAATGTTAAGCCCATAAAAATAGGCGATGACATCTATGCGTTAGCTGTGCGTAAAATACATGCAGGTGATGAATTACTGGTAGATTACAGAGCATCAATGAGAGTCAATTTTGGACTCGCGTTACAAGGGGAAATAATATGTCTGGATGGATGGCAGCAGCAACAGTCGCAAGCGCTGTAATTGGTTCTAGCGCGTCTAAGAGCGCAGCAAAAACGCAAGCTAGCGCGGCTGATCGTGCGGCTGAATTGCAACGCGAACAGTTTGAGCGGCAAGTTGAACTGCAAGCTCCGTTCCGCGAGGCGGGCGTTCGCGCGTTGCCAGAACTGGAAGCAGCGTCTAGGTACACACCGTTTGGCATGCAGCAGTTTACTGCTGACCCTGGCTACGGTTTTCGGTTGGCTGAAGGCCAGAAAGCACTTGATCGTCAAGCCGCTGCCCGTGGCGGGTTGATCTCTGGAGGCGCTCTTAGGGCCGCGCAACGCTACGGCCAAGAGATGGGTAGCCAAGAGTACACCAACGCTTTCAATCGCTACCAGACTGAGCGTCAGGCTCGTCTCAACCCACTGCAATCTTTGGCCGGTGTCGGCCAAACTTCTGTAGCCCAACTGGGCGCTGCGGGACAAAGCTATGCAACCGGCGCAGGCGAAGCTATAGGTGCCGCTGGGCAAGCCCGTGCTTCTGGTTACATGGGTCAAGCCAACGCTCTGTCGCAGGGCTTGAGCCAGTACATGGGCTACAGTCAAGGCCAACAGCGTAACGCTTTGCTGTCGCGTGCTATTGGTAGCGGTGGCGGTGGCGGTGGCGGTTACATAGGCACAGAGCCTTACGCTGGTTACAACGCTTCTATTGGACTTAGTAAGGACTGATCATGGCACTTGTAAACCCCAACATTGCGATGAGTTATCGCGGCGTAGAAATGCCGCAACAGAACGCGCTGGCTGACTACGCCGCCGTCCAACAGATTCAAAGCGGTCAGCGTCAGGCTGAAGTCTCGCAGATGCAGCTTGAAAAGATGAAGCGCGATGAGACGGCGCTTGACCAAATGATGAGCACCATTGCGGCTAAAGGCGGGCCGTCTGACCCGATGGAAGCCGCGCAAGCAATGATTAAGTCGCGCATTCCGCAATATGTAGAAGCGGGACTTAAGTTACAGCAAACACAGCAAGAATTGCAACAATTCCGCGTGGCAATGGGCCAGTCTCCTGTTGGCGCTGCTCGCGCCGCGCCAGCAAGTGAAGCCTATCCGGGCTACAACGAGTCTATCGGTATGGCCGCGCCAACCAATGCGTTAGCCCCTGCAAGCGAGGCTTATCCGGGCTACAACGAAGCTATTGGCATGACGCCTTCGGTCAATGCTATGGCCCCGCCCGCCGCTGCACCAGTTAACGCTATGGCGCCAGGTGCTGCGGATGTAGCTGCGCTGCGCGCCCGCCGGGATAATTTGTTAGCGATGGGGACAACGCGATCTATTGCCGCCGCTAAGGCTTTGGACGCAGATATTGCATTGGCATCCAAGCCACCTGTCAGGCAAATAGTTTCGGCTGGCAGTACAGTTCTTGGGCCGGACAACCGAGTAATCTATACCGCGCCTGCTGCGGCGCCTACACCTCTTAATGTTTCAAGGCTAATCAAAGAGCGCGATGCGTTGCTACCAGGCGATCCAAATATTGCAATTTACAATGATGCTATCCGAAAAGAAACGCAGTTTGCGCCGCGCGCGATTACGAATGTAAATTTGCCATCGCAAGAAAAGGCCGAGCAGGTGGATCGCGGCAAAATGTTAGTTGCGGAGTTTGGCGACATTTCCAAAGCCGCCAAACTTGCGGCCAAAACATTGCCCTCAATTGACGCCAACTTGTCAATCTTGGACAAAGGTTTTTCAACTGGGTTTGGCACTGAAACCGTTGCCGCCGGCGCTAAAGTTTTGGCTGCATTGGGCGTGGCTGACGCAGACAAATTTGCCACTAACGCGCAAGTGTTTCAAGCTAAAGCTACCGAAGCAGTGCTGCAAAAGCAGCTTGAGCAAAAAGGCCCACAAACTGAATCAGACGCTCAACGTATCGACCAAATTGGCGCGCAGCTTGGCAAGACTACAGCCGGCAATAGGTTTGTGCTGACGACCGCCAAAGAGCAACTTAAGCGCGATATGGAGCAGCGCGACTTCTACGCCAAATGGTGGCAGAAAAACAAAACCTACGATGGCGCCGAAGACGCGTGGTTTTCGGGCGAAGGCGGCAAGTCACTGTTTGACCGCCCTGCTCTTAAAGCGTACGTTAAATCTGCTGAGGCTGCTGCCGCGCCGCCCGCTGCCAACAGGCCAAGTTTGGATAACATTTTTGCCCCGAAGAAATAATTATGGCTGATCAATTTCGCGATCAAATCAATACGGCGCGGCGTGCGGGGTATTCCGACGACGAACTTGTAGGCTATCTGAAAGCAAAAGACCCTCGCGTAACAGAGGCGCTAAATCAGGGCTATAAACCTTCGGATATTCTTCAGTATTTAGCGCCTGTGCTATCTACGGGCGAAGAAATAATGCGTAAAGCCGGGGTTGCCGTCCGAGGCGCTTCAGAAGCCTTGGCCCCCGTCACTGCTGGCGCAACAGCCGGTTTTTTGGTAGGTGGCCCTGTAGGCGCGCCTATAGGTGCTTTGGCTGGGGGATTAGCAGTCCCCGCTGCGGACATAGCTGTGCAAGGATATAACCGGTTAATGGACAGCAATGTGCGGATGCCTTCCCGTGTTATCGCCGAAATGCTTCCTGGCCCTCGCGCTGAAACGCCAGTTGAACGAGTTGTTCAAAGTAGCGCTGGCGCGCTAGCTGGCACACGCGGCTCAGTGTCTGCGGGTCAAACATTAGCTGGGACACCCAGCGCTACACCTGGCCTTCGTGCTATAGGTGAAGAAGCGGCGCGCCGTCCAATAGGCCAAATGGTGGCCGCGCCACTTGCAACCGCAACTGGACAGACCGTAACAGAAGCAACTGGCAGTCCAGTAGCTGGATTGGTCGCGGGGGTAACCACTGGCGGCGCGGCGGGGCTGCGGCCTGTTAAACGCGGCGCAGTGCCAACGGCAGAAGAACTGCTAGCGCAGTCTAAAGCCAATTATGCGATTTTGGATAAATCAGGTTTTCAGCTTGACAATACTTTGTTCAAGCAGCACATGGCTTCTCTCCCTGCAAAACTTCGGTCTGACGTTGGCTATGTCGAATCCGTAAATCCAAAAGTGGCTGGGGCGTTCAAAGAACTTTTGTCGGACGCGCCTAAAGATGTAGCCGAAATTACTGCCTTGCGAAAAATTATTGGCGGAGCGGCGGGGAGCGCGGATAAGTCTGAGCGCATAGCGGCTATGAAGTTGTTAGATGAATTTGACACTTATGTGCTTAATGCGCCGCCAAGCGCAATCATTAGCGGCGATGCTAAAGCAATGAATGCGTGGAAAGCTGCCCGCGCCGATTACGCTAAAGTTAAAAAATCAGAGTTGATTGAAGACATTGTTGCCCGCGCTGAAGTGTCTCAAGGCGGCAAAGAACCATCAATTGCACAAGGCTTGTCCGCGCTGGCAAAAAACGACAAAAAAATGCGGTTTTTTACAGCGGAAGAACAAGACGCAATTCGTGCAGCCGCTAAAGGCGGGAACTTGCAATTAATGCTACGCACAGTAGGCAAATTTTCGCCTATGACCCCCGCAGCGGCCATCTTTACCGCAGTCAACCCCTACGGGGCATACACGGCGGCTGCGGGTATGGCGGCAAAAGAACTTTCTACGGCTCGGCGTATGCAGCAAATAAATGCACTTGCTAGCCGGATGCGGCTTGGAGGGACGCCGCCAGTTCTTGAGGGCGCGCTTGCCAATGTCCCCGTATTCGCGGCGCGTGGCATTCAAAATAATTTATCCGCGCTGTCGCCAGAAACTCAAAACGCGCTAGCAGGCCGCTAAATGGACTACCAAGTCTTGTTCAACGGCGCGGTTGTTCTGGCGTCTTTCTTTGGCGGGTGGACGCTCAACAGCATCACCAAATCGCTGGAGCGCTTGGACACTGACGTGCGGGCTATGCCTGTCAACTACGTGGCCCGCAACGACTACCGCGAAGACACCCGCGAGATCAAAGAGATGCTCAGTAAAATTTTTGATAAGCTGGAAGCCAAGGCCGACAAGTGATATATGGACGCCTTACCTCCACCACCACCGGCAATCACGGCGCCAGTTTTTGAGTGCGTGAGGTGGTCGTGGTCGTCTGATCGCAAAGAGGTCTGGTGCTTGCAGTGGCGGGAGAAGAAATGATCGACCCGCTTACCGCGCTAGCAGGCATACAGGCAGCGGTCGCGCTGATCAAAAAGGTCAGCAAGACTGTTGACGATGTATCGTCTCTTGGCCCTGTCCTTGGCAAGTACTTTGATGCAAAGTCAACCGCTACCAAAGCTGCTGTTCAGGCTAAGAAATCTAAGTCATCAATGGGCACGGCCATTCAGATTGAGATGGCCTTGGATCAGGCCAAGCGCTTTGAAGACGAGTTGCAACTGCTGTTCATGCAGTCCGGCAAGATAGACGTCTGGAATAAAATTAAGGCCAGAGCAGCAGCGCTGGATGTAGAGTCTGCCCATGATGCAAGACGCGAAAAAGAAATCGCTGAAAGGCGCAAAAAAGAGATTGATGAAGTCATTGAGTTGGCTTTGCTAGGGGTTGTGTTTACCGCCATGCTAGGAATCATCGCGTATTTCACTTTTGGAATTCTTGAACAATGCGGAGGCAAATGCTGATGGCAACTGACGAACGCCTCAACCTAGTTGACAAAGTGCTGGCGTATGTCAGCAGCCCGTTCAGGCTGTTTGCAATGGTGCTGATGGCGGTGCTGACCTTTGCAGGGTACTTTGTATATACAAATCAAGAGCTGCTGATCGGGGCGTACAAAGAATCTAAAAAGATACCAAGCATTGCAGAGGACAGGGTTGAGGATGCTGCCGCCCATCTGTTCAAGCAGTCTGGAGCCATCATCGTAGCGGTGTTCAAGGTGAACTCAATGTTTGGAACGCGCATCTTGCACAGGGCGTACACCCGAGAGGGGCGGGACAAGACCAACGATGGGCTGGACGTTGGCCTGTTCACCCAGAACGCATCGAACAACGCTGACGTAGTGCGCTTGATGGCAAACGAGATTCCATGCGGCGAGTACACCAGCGCACAGAGTGAAATGGGCATCTGGTACATTGAGAAGGGCGTAGGTTACACGTGCCGTATTTCAGTGCCGCCAGAGCCTGGACGCTTTGTAGGCCAGATCACAGTCGGCTGGGCATCACCGCCTGACAACTTAGAGAAGACCCGTGCCATGCTTCAAATCGCAGCAACCATGTTATCAAGGAGTAAACAATGATTGGACTCGACGCGCTTTTAAACGTGGGCGGTAAGCTCATCGACAAGCTGATTCCCGATCCAGAGGCCAAAGCCAAGGCTCAATTTGAATTGACCAAGATGGCACAGGACGGCGAGTTAACCAAGATGGCAAACGACACGGACTTGTACAAGACCGAGCAGAACAACCTGACTGACCGCTTGAAATCGGACATGAGCAGCGACTCTTGGCTGTCCAAGAACATCAGGCCCATGACGCTGGTCGCCATCTTCATCGGCTACTTTGTGTTCGCCATGATGAGCGCCTTCAAACTGGACGCCAACGAAGTCTACGTCACCCTGCTGGGCCAGTGGGGCATGCTGGTCATGTCCTTCTACTTTGGT